ATGGGGCTATTAGCAGACAAAACAAAATGGGTTCTTTTTTTGGCTTCCAGCAGTGAGCCGGAAGATCGGCATGTTTCTGATCTGGCCTTTGGGATTTACTGCTTAGAAAATCGTGGAATTAATCCTGCTGATATTTTTATTTATATAGATGGAAACAACAGAGGAAATATACAAAAATTAATCTCAGTTGGCACTAACCATCAATATAATGTAAAAAGAAGCAGCGAATTTTTTTCGGATTGCGACGATAATACCCATGATAATATAGTTATATTTATAACGGGTCATGGAAGTATGCATGGATTGGACGCCCTCCCACCAATACCGCCCTATAGGTTACTTAATCGTATAAAAACAACGCCAGATTTAGATAGAGCGATAGTATATATGGGGCAGTGTTATGCTGGAATTTTCAATTACTTAGCAGCCGGAAGGCAGCGAAGGTCTGACGGAAAGATAGATCCTGAGGCGATTTTCATGGGGGCAACCAATCTCCATGAAAGCATTAGCTCTTCTACCACAGAAAATATAAACGGCAACGATTACACTTGGGTCGCCAATCTTTTTTTGTTAAATACATTCAAGTGGATATCCAATCCTTTCGATGTTGATGGCGATGGAAAAAACACGGTAATCGACTCATACAAATATGCCGGAACATCTTCAAATGTAATGAACATGAGTATAAAGATGAACTCCTTTGTTCAATCAGTAATGCTTCACTCCCAATGGAGCACTGCAAAAACGGATTATGAATTGGATGATCAGAATCAAACAAAACTATTAATATACAGAGCATATGAGCAACAATATTTATCTGCTCTGAATATAAATTTTGTCCATCAAGAATGCTGGATTTTAAACTCCGTTCCGGCTCAGCAAGTCGAATATTAAAGAATTACAGTGACAATTTGAAAAGTTCAAGCACTATCAAAGCCCATTGAAATCAGCTAGCCGTTGTTTGTGACTGTCACTCATATCAAATGCAAAATCCTCGTGCTCAGCCTGGAAGGTGCCAAACGCCATTAACGCAGACACAGCCGGATCTATCTTGTTGGAGGATTTCTTTTTGTTGGGCTTGATGTTGGCATTGGCGTCGGACTCCATCACCACGTTACCAATCGCCCAGGCCAGAACCGGATCACCGCGATGGCGCACTACCCTGCGGTTAACAAACACTTCAAAGGATTTCGCTACCGGACTGAACCTGAGATAGGTTTGCGGGAATGGCTCAACATCAAGGCCCGCACCCTGTAGCTGGGTGCGCAGATGCGTAGCGTTCCACGTATCAAAGCCCACCAGCCGAATATTGAAGGTTTCAGCATCGCGCAGGATATCGTCACGAATGCGGTCATAGTCGATACAGTCGCCGGGTGTGGTGCGTATCCAGCCCGTTTTTACCCACTGGCGATAGATGGCGCGGTTTTTGTTGGCGACGTTAAGCAGTTGCGCTTCCGGTAGATAGTGGCGGGTCAGAAGCCGGATCTCCCTGTCAAACGGGAAAGCGTAACTCACGCTGGTGATATCGCTGGTTGAGGACAGGTCAAACCCGGCATAACACTCCATTCCGACCAGCTCTTCTTCGTTATAGTCGAGTGCACAGGCATCCCACGCGCCAGCCCCCATCCACGGCGTGGAGCCCTGACACCAGATATTGAAACGTTTGGTGAGCATTTCCACCCATTGCGACGGTACCCCCCGCGCTTTCTGGATGGTGGATTCCAGCTTCGCTGCGTCAACAGACACATGCAGGTTAGGGTTGGCCTTAATCCACATTTCCGGCTGCTCAACCTCAATTTCGTCGTCCAGCTCGTATATCAGGACAAACAGAGAATCGTTGCTCTCTTCCCCTGCCAGAATCTGGCAGCAGTAGTCATAATGCTGCTTACAGGCCGAGACTACGTTACTCCCGGCGGTAGTGATGGCGAACAAAATTGCCTCAGGACGGGCGCCCATACCCAGCTCAAGCGCGGAATAAACGCCGTTATCCGGGTGAAGGTGGTACTCATCGACAATCGCCAGGCTGGGGTTAGTCCCTTCAATGGTGGCCGCTTTTGCCGCCAGCGGCTTTAACAGGCTGTTGCTCTTCGGGAAAATGACCTTGTGTGCCTGAATACTGACGCGCTTTTTCAGCGGTTTTGACAGCAGGCACATCTGGCGGGCATCGTCGAACACGATTCGGGCCTGATCCCGGCTTACCGCCGCCGTGTAGATATCCTGCTGGCCCTTCTCCATCACCAGAAACCAGTTAGCCAGCATGGCGGCCACGGTGGATTTGGCATTCTTGCGCGGCACCTCAATAAAGGCGCTGCTATACTTCCGGCGGCCTGACTCCCTGACTTTAAAGCCCAGCAGGTTAGCAAAGGCGAACTGCTGCCACGGCTCCAGCTCGATAGACTGCCCGCGCAACGGGCCTTTGACGTGAGGACAGAGCCGCGAGAACGCAATAAACCGCTCTACGGTCGCCGTATCGAACACATAACGGGGGTCATTCAGGTCTGAAAAGTACCTTTCCACGGCCTGTTTTACGCGCTTACAGGCCGGAATTTCGCCCGTTTTTATCGCGTTTGCGTACTCATTCCAGACGGTCAAGCTCGTCTTCCTCCTCCGTTTCCACCGGGTTCCGGCGGCGGCTTACCGGATCAAAGCCCAGCAGCGACGACATTTTAATCATGATTTTTTCAGCATCGGCCTTTGCGCTCAGCGCCGGATTTCGGCTCTCACCGCCCTGGCTGTTAACAATGCTGAACCCACGGCTGGCAAGGTCTTCCACGGCTTTGCGGTACATCGAATAGTTGACGCAAAAAAGCTCAAGGTTGTTCCAGTCGGCGGGAGTCAAATCCCCGCGCTCCGCCAGTTGCTTCGCCTTCGCTTTCCACTGCTGCGCAGCTAACTCATCAAGGTAAGCTGGCGGTTTGGGTGGTCTTGCCATAAAAATTTCTCGTTTCCGTCGCGTTTTATTTTCAAAAAAATCACCGTGCGTAAAAATTTGAGGGGGCGGGTGGTTCCTCGCTGAGAGGGGTTTGTCCTGAAAACCTCCCCCACCCCGTCCATTCGGCCTGTCAGCGGTTGCGAAAGCATTCCATAAGCTCCCGGTCACGCTGGCTCATGCGCTTTGCTACGGGCTTCTTATGCGCTCTCTGTCTGGCTGGTTGCCATGACTCACGCTGCTTTATCAGCCCACTAATCAGCCGCTGCTGTTCCTGCTCAGTCATTGTTTGCCTCATAGATCCAGTCGGTGCGATGACGTGCTGCTTCTTCCTGCTCGCGGAACTTACCGGCTTTACGCTGCTGCTTCGTCACCGGGTCTGTTGTGGTTGTCTTCCGTCCATGACAGGCAGCGCATAACGACTGGTGATTACTGGCGGGCCAGAACAGCACATCAGCTTCACCCTCGATAGGGATGATGTGATCGACGATAGTTGCCGATGCATAGACGCCAGCCTTGAGACAATGGACACACAGCGGATTAGCTTTTAGAAAATGACGACGGTATTCGCCCCAGCGGTTGGAGTAACCACGCTCTGTTCGCGTACCTCTTCGGCTGTCGCTTTGTCGGCGGGCATCCCGCTTATGCTCGTCACACTTGCCAGACTTCACCCGTTTATTACATCCCGGCTCATTGCACCGGCGTAGTGGTTGCCACGGCATCAGTACACCCCCACATCACGATAGACAGACCACAACGCAGAGACAGCCATCGGTATCTCTTTGGCGTCGGTATCACCAATCATCGTGCGGTACTCGTACAGCTGAGATACGTACATCAGACAGCCAATCTTGATAGCTGGCGTAAACTCCAGCCCGTTATCAAACCGCTTGCCGATATGCTTCTGGCAAACCTCCAGCGCCGCATCGATGTACGCCTGTATCAACGTATCTTCGTAATCATCATCAATACGGCAATGCAGCTTTGCTTCATCCAGGGTGATTTCTGCTGTCATTTTTCCGTTCCTGTCTTGCAGAGAATTTCCAGCCGAGTACCTTCCGAATCAGGAATAGGAGGCCCGATAATATTGAGAGTGCTGCCAGCAAACGGGCCAGTAAGCACTTTCAGACGGTTGGCTGCGGTAATATCACGGCGGAAACGCACCCAAACGCGGATCGTCGCTTCGGCAACCTCGGCACCTGACGCCATTAACTCTCGGCCACTGATCCCCTTAACCTCAGCCCATATGGTTTCCCCGTCTTCCCAGACCTGAACAACCTGACCGGACGGCTCCCTGTGGGTAGTGAATACCCGAATAGTGTCGCGGCTTCTCAGCCCCCCGGCTCTCATGCGTCACCTTCCTTGCCGTCTTTGCTGATCTTCACTTCCTGCTTCCATGCCTGGCTGAATTCGTCACCACCTTTACGCGGCGGCATCCCCTCGCGCTCACGGGCTTCGTTCGGGTTCATGATCCCGTTCTTAATGCCTCGCTCATAAGTGGCGTAACGCTCGGTAGGTGTGGCACGGAGAAGGTCAGCAGAGTCAAACTCCACCTGATAGCGGGTTCCTGGAACCGGAGAGGCCACCAGCAAAGCAGATTTGATTTGTTGCTCGAAGTTCGCCAGCCACGGGCGCATGGTCATGGTGAGAAAGGCGCGGCTCGCTTCGCTGAAATTGCTGTAGGTGCTGTTGCTGTATTCCTGCAGGAAGATGGGCGACACATTGAACATGCGGGCAATGTCTTCAATGGAGAACCGGCGCGACGCCAGCCATTCGGCATCCTGATTGCTCATGCCAAGCTGCTTGTAGTCCATGCCACCTTCAAGGATCGGCGTTTTCCCGGCATTTCTGGCACCTTTGTAGCGCTCCAGTGCGTCCAGAGCCTGCTTACCCTTCACGCTGTCGAGCCATTCAGCAGTAGTGACGACGCCCGCCGCCATCATGCCATCTTTCATAATGCTGGCACCGTGGCGCTGTTGGGCCAGACCTAACCCCAGCGCCTCACGGCACGTAGTAATAGGCGAACGCCCCAGAAAGCCATCATCGGTGGAGTAACGCAGGTGCAGAATCTCTTCCTGTAGATAGGTGCGCACAGCCCCGGTAAACGGCTCTGTAACGGTGTATTTGTACTTATGCTGGCCGATACGCTCAGGAACAACCGCCCCCGGCGCATACGGGTGCAGGGATTGCGGCTGGCCGTCGCGGCCCCACTGGATCACCGCATAGGCGTTACCGTTCAGCAGACAATGGCGCATCATCGTGCGTTTAAACTGATAAGGCGTCTGGCAGTCGTTCGGCTGCTCGTTCAGGAGAAAATCCACCGGGTGATTGCTCAGCCATTCTCGCGCCTCACGCCCGTTATCGTTGCGCACGCGGTAGAGGTAGCAGGGCATTGTTGCCACCGCCTCACTGATAACTGACACGGCGTTCATGACCGCCGGCAGAGATTCCGCAGTACCCGCAGACACATATTCGCCTGATCCGGTATTTGGAATCCCTGCCATCGCCAGAAACTCATCAATGGTCATGCTGCGCTGCTCAGAGGGTTCAGACTTACGGCCAAACGGCCAGATATTCCACATATCAGAGCCCCGCTAATTCAGCCCAGCGGCGGCGGTTATCACCAGCCCGGCGCAGTTCAGGATATTGGGAGAAAAGCGAACGGTGCGCGATTTCCACGCCAGACTCAGGATAAGCAGGCATAGAGGTAACGGTAATCTCCCGCAGTTCGGCAGCGGTAACAGTGCGCAGGTATGGAGACTGAGCAATATCCCACGCCTCTTTCAGCGCCCGGAAACCAAAGCTCATGCCGGAGATATCCCCGCGCTCCACCAGCTCCAGCACATCGTTGCCAAGCTGGGTATTCGGCGGGGTCAGCTCGAAGCGCAGCCCGGTATCATCTTCTGACAGCACCAGCGTGCCGGATTTAGTGCGGCCCAGCAGCTGGGTATAGTTATGCTCGTACAGCGCACGCACATCGCTACCGGATGCCAGGCTGTCTTTAAACGCTCCCGGCGCAAACTGCTCGCGGAACTCGTCCCAGATAATTTCAGAGAGACTGTTCCAGCGCACGGCATAGCCCACCAGCTTTTTGTTGCTGGCGCTCACTTCGGAGGTACGGATTTCAAAATCGATTGTTTTCATTACTGGACTCCACAGAGGGCAAAAAGGGGCCGCAGCCCCTTAAACGTCAAATCAGGAACCGGAGCCTGAAAGCTCAAGCACCTTGATGGCGTTGGAGTCCACCACACCACCGCCCAGGTATTTATCGGTATGCACCTTGTAGAAACCCGGCTCGGTGATGTTGTCAGGGCGGGTACGCACGCCAGTGGTGTGATCCACGATGAAATAGCCGCGCTTGAAGTCGCCTACCGCGAGGAATGCTTTACCTGCCTCCGCATCCGGCATGGTTTCCAGATACTGAACAGGACGGCCCAGCAGCGTATCGGGAGAACCGGCAACCAGACGATCGCGCCAGATGTAATCCCCGTTGCCGTTTTTCAGCTTTTGCAGTTTGGCTGCGGTGTTGGAGTTCATCACCCATACGGCGTTTTTGCGGTATTTGGCTTTCAGCTTATACAGCAGGTCGATCAGGCCATCAGAGGAAACGTCAGCCGCTTCCATCTTCTCCAGCGTACCGAACGGACGGGTTTTGTCGGCAGTGGCCGCGCGAGGGTAAGACAGGAAGCCTTTGGATTTTTTATCACCGTCGCCGTTCACAAAGTCGCTTTCTTCGGTCGCGGTGAAGGTGTCGGCAATTTCAGAAGACAGCCAGCCCAAAATATCCACCTCGGAGAAGTCGAGAATCTCCTGAGTGGTTTTCGGGTAGGCGTAGATCGGGTTGAGTTTGATATCAACGCGCTCCATCTTCGGCGTACTGGTTTCGGTACGTGCCTCACCTTCGGTACCACGATTAACGGTAGTGCCGCCCACAGATACCAGCTTCTGGTATTCGTTGGTTTTGGTGGTCTTCACCGTTGCGATGGAGCGCATCACGCTATCATCCTGCAACTGGCGCATAATCTCTTTGTCCAGCTCAGGGATAACGGTATAGCCGCCATCAGCCTGCACCAGCGTGGAGAGAGAACGGGTATCACCTGTCATGATGTAGTGGCGCAGCTCGTCGTTGCTTACTGGCTCACCTTCAACGGAAGTACCAGGCAGATTGCGCTGATCGTCGGCGACGGCTTCTAGACGGGTGATTTCAACTTCAAGCGCATCAGCCTGGGCGCGGAGTTCATCGAACTTTTTGCCCTCTTCTTCGTTCAGGCTGCGCTTTTCGGTGTCGGCTTTGTCCAGCATGGAACGCATCTGTGTTTTGAGTGCGGCTTTCTGCTGGCGTAATTCGAGTAGTTTCTTCATGGAGTGGTTTCCGTAACAATTAATGTTAAGACGTGAAACCAGCGCTTAGGGGGGAGGCCGTTAAATCTTTTTCTGCCTCTCGCAGGCTGTACTCGCTACAGCTTGACTTAACGGCCAGTGGCGGCTCACGTCTGAGTGCCACTTCTCAACATATACATGAAAATAATAAAGAAAAGCCCGAATTTAATCGGGCTAAGCACTAATAAGCGCGAGGACAAATAATTTACACTTGTTAGTCGTAATACCCTTCCCACCAGCTTGAAGTATCTGCATGGAATGCCCCTTCATCACACTCTAAACTTTCAGGGGCATACACTGGACTTCTCACCTCGCAGGTAAATGGGAATGTCTCACTACCTACAGCACCAATATCATTTCGCAAATCGGAATTAGATCCCCATTGCAACCCGACACCTACAGAACCAATAACAGAGAAAACTATTTCAGTATCATTTATTTCTACTATTTTAACATCATCAACATACACTTCATCAACCGAACTGTGTGTCGATAAAATATCAATTGATGTTACAGTTTCAGTTATCGAACTATGAATCGCGGCCTCACTAACGGCTTCATATAGCTTATTAATTATCTCCTTATGACACTCATCAAGCTTGGTGAAAAGAGCGCTGATACAGCCTTCAACCTCTCCGACCATTTGGAGGCCAGCATCATCATTAATTGGGAAAATATTTTCGCTGATGTGAGTAAATTTATTTAATGAATTGAATGCGTCACGTAACCTCGGAAAAACCCCAGCAACATTTACATCAAGCTCTTCCCTGACATATTCATCACTTAACCCACCCTGGATTATATATTTGTAAGAGTCTTTTCTTGAGACCTGCTCTCTTTCATTCAAGCCAGGGAACCAATCACATGACTGAACATTTTTATCAGGTGCCATGCGTTTTATGACGTGTAAAAATAGTTCTCTAAGTGCATAGGCATAATTACTGAAGCGAAGTTGATTATTTACATCTAAAAGATTGTAGATCGCAGAGTCAAACAATTGCCGTTCAAACTCTCCTTCCAGATGTTTATTGATCATCTGTAAATTATCGTTAGTTCGCATTAACTCTTCCTCTGTAGACTTTATTATCTTTCGACATTAAGCCAGTGAGACACAGCGTTTCCGCTGGATATTCTCGCATCATAAATGATTGACCTCAAATCTCCATTTGAACGTGCTGGATTGGACAGTTGTGCAGCAACATCATTGAGAAGTTCAATGTAAGAACGCAGTTCATCTGGTAAGTCAGCATATGGTGCATCCATAGCGTCAATGTAATCCTGATTTTCCCTTCGCTCAGCCAGAACAAAAGCCCTTAAAGCCAGATAGTCTGTCAGCGTTACTCCAGTTTTCTCATTCAGTTCTTCGATTGCACTATGCAGAAATTGGATACCCTGAAACTTGTCTTTATGATTACCTAAAATTTCCATCTGTAGCCTCAAAAAATAGAAATATACGTTTAAGTGTTCACCTGTTCACCTTTGCATTTTTCCTATTTAAATTCATTGGGTTACAGGGTGAAGACTATAATTTTAAGTATTCACTAGTATTCACCCTAACCCTTCACCTTTTAGGTGATGCTGCCAACTTACTGATTTAGTGTATGATGGTGTTTTTGAGGTGCTCCAGTGGCTTCTGTTTCTATCAGCTGTCCCTCCTGTTCAGCTACTGACGGGGTGGTGCGTAATGGCAAAAGCACCGCCGGACATCAGCGCTATCTCTGCTCTCACTGCCGTAAAACATGGCAACTGCAGTTCACTTACACCGCTTCTCAACCCGGTACGCACCAGAAAATCATTGATATGGCCATGAATGGCGTTGGATGCCGGGCAACAGCCCGCATTATGGGCGTTGGCCTCAACACGATTTTACGTCACTTAAAAAACTCAGGCCGCAGTCGGTAA